CATTCAATTTAATGAATACATGGGGTAGTATCTTATGGTATGTAATAGTGTATATAAAATACAATGGTATACAATCGAGTACTGAAAACTAAACATGAATGCAAATGTATACAATATCATATTGCAATATGTGAATACGAACTAGGAAACATATATACGCATCTTGATATATGAATACGTGAATATGTACCTCGGATAGTAGTTACAGGGGGTAGAGGGGGCAGTGGGGGTGTACCTGGTGTTATATATGCACAATGACAGAGAGGGGTATTTTAGGTTTAGGTGTTAACCACATTGGTTTACATACAGTATTCTGGAGCCTATGTAAGTTTTTACTTGACAGACTAGGTAACTTAGTGTATACTGAGCGTATGCTTTAATATGTATACAATATGATTTAGCTAATACTCCTTCTCCTTTAAAGATAATTAATAAAAGATTAACTTAAGGGGTTGACTTTGCGGCATTATGTGGTATAACATACGAGTAGTATACTTTAAGTTAAACATAATGGTTTAGTCCAACTACTAGTTAATAATAATACTAGTAATATACTTAAAGTAATACTTAAAGTATCTAATCAAAGAAGATGAACTAATACTTAGGCCTTCTTTGTCGCATTAAACTCGTTAGAGTTTTTTACGTTCCCCTTCATAATCTCCTTGACTTACCAAAACCTTTGTGTTATAACTGGTTCAAGTCACAAATAATTAAATAAGGGTATAGCTCAGTCTGGTAGAGTGCTACACTTGGAATGTAGAAGTCGTTGGTTCAAATCCAGCTTCCCTGACCAAACATAACAATAAGATGACATAATGACCTCCCCTAAAGATAAATATGATCCAGAAGATGATATTCTTAATACATTTTTCCAAGCCCTAGCAGATGATGACTTAAGGGCTCTATACAATTTACATATACCTCGTAGTGATGTTTTCTATATTAGAGAAAAGTATTACTTAGACACAGGACACTGGGTATCACTGGACCGTATGGAGAGAGCAATGTTCCTAGAAAAGAAACTAGGAAGTAAAGACGTATTAGACCCTGGACGTAGAAGAGATTGGGAAGACGAATATGGCATATAGATTAGGTGTAAGAAGTAAACAAAGGTTACAGGGTCTCCACAAAGACTTAGTAGCAGTAGTTGAAAGAGCAATAGAACTAACTGAAGTAGACTTCACTGTATTAGAAGGTATGCGTACTTTAGACAGACAGAAAGAATTAGTAGCAAGAGGTGCATCAACAACTCTTAACTCTAGACATCTGACAGGACACGGGGTAGACCTAGGTGCTTATGTAGATGGTACAGTAAGATGGGATTGGCCTCTATACTACAAAATAGCTGATGCGATGAAGCAAGCAGCAGAAGAATTGAATATAGACATGGACTGGGGAGGAGACTGGAAGTCTTTCCCTGATGGGCCACACTATCAATTAGCTTGGGGAACTTACCCTAAGTAACTAGGGAGAGAAGACAGATGACTGATGGTAACGATTTACTAGAATTAAAATTAGAGGAAGTTACCAAGGATTTGCAAGAAATGGCAAAGAGAGTACGTTATCTTGATAGTTCTTTAACACAACTAAACTTAACACTTAGCTTACTAGAGCAGACTGTTAAGACAATTACATCATTACAAGAAGACCGTAAGCAATTCACTAACCGAGTACAATATTTTATTATTGGTGGTTTTATATCAGCTGCTGTCGCATTTGTACTAAGTGGAGGCTTAGCGTTATGAAACCCAAACTAGTCGGAGCTAATTTATTAGCTATGTGCACAGGATTCGCTATATGTGGAGTTGTATTCTATGCACTAGTAATTTACTCTGACTTAGTTGATACTGTTAAAGTAGAGATAACTAAAGAAGTTGTTTGTACTGGCTCTCCTTTAAATCATATACCCCTTAATCCTGGAAGTGTCCTGTGATGCATATTACTTTATACTTAGATTTAATAACTGTTGCTATGGCAGTGATGATTATATTAACTTCGTTTAAAGCATTGCACAGAAGAATGATAGTAAGAGTGTTATGTGGCGTAGCTGCTATACTTTATCTATACGCTCAAACAGGTTGGGCTGCAGCGTATGTCTCAGGAAACATATGGGGTGCTACTGTTAACAATTACGTTTGGTTCTTGTTTAACTTCACAGCGTTTGTAACAATGTTTATAATATTGAAAGAAAAGAAATGATAAGTACTTTATTACCTCTTGTAACTCCTATCATCGGTGACGTACTAAAGCGTATAGTACCTGATTCAGATAAGAGAGCAGAGATTGAAAGAGAGACCAAATTAGCCTTACTAGAACACGCTGACTCAATAGAGAAGGTACGTGGTGAGATAATACTAGCAGAAGCTTCATCAGGCAACTGGTTGACTTCTTCTTGGAGACCTCTTCTTATGCTAATCGTTATAGCTATCATAGCTGTTAACTATTTAGTATTCCCTATAATAGCAATCGCTTACCCAGAGATCATGAATAACGTACTAGAATTACCTGATCAACTCTGGAATCTATTAACTCTTGGTGTTGGAGGCTACGTTGTTGGTCGCTCTGGTGAGAAGATGGTAGATAAGTGGACAAACCCAAGTAAAGGAAAATAGATGTTAGGTTACTGTTGGAATGACAAGGATAAGCCTTGTGGTAAATGCTTTGGATGTTGGAACTTAGACCCTGCGTCTATATCAACTTCTTTAAAATTAAAGAGTGGTACATTGTTAACTTCTATTTGTTTGTTTGATTACTGATGCCAAGTTCACCAGGATATAAAAGAGATTATAAGAGAGAGCGTGCTCTACAACTTAAATCACCTAAGTCTAACTTAGCTGCTAATGCTTCTCGTAAGAGAGCTAGACGTATGCTAGAAAAAGGTGGACTAGTTAAGAAGGGTGACGGTAAGGATGTTGATCATAAGAACCGCAACCCGAATGATAATTCTGCTAAGAATTTGAGAGTCCAACCTAAAAGTAAGAATCGTAGTTTCTCACGTAAAGCACAAGCCCATAAGTATAACAAAGGTGGTTATGTCGCATGTGGTGCGTCTAACCCTGGAACACATAAGAGGAAGAAGTAATGGATTTAAATAAACATAAAGATGCTTTGAGTAAGATCGGATATGGTGTCTCAGCAGATCAAGTAATCAACTCAAGAGGAGACGTAATGGGACAGTGTGACCCTTACGGTGGTTTTATCTGTGATGTTAAAGAGATAATGGATATTGTTTGTGCTCCTAAGGAAGTTAAACCAAATATTGATTTGTCACAAGCTCCTAAGGTAGCTAAGAAAAAGAAGAAGTATGTAAGAGCTAGAGATGAAGATGGTCACTTTGTTGCAGACGACCCAGAGACATTAGACATCAATGAAGCTTGGAAAGAAGTTAAGTAATGACAAAGAGAACCCTCACAGAAAAGCAAGAGTTATTCTTAGCTGTTCTATTCGAACAAGCAGAGGGTGATCCTTTGAAGGCTAAGAAACTAGCAGGTTACTCAGACAACGTACCTACTTCACAAGTCACATCTTCTCTAGTAGACGAGATATCAGACCTTACTCGTAAGTTCATAGCACAGTCTTCTACTAAGGCTGCTTATACAATGTTCAAAGTAATGGGCGACGTAGATATGCTAGGTGCTAAAGAAAAGATGACTGCTGCTAAAGACCTTATGGACAGAGCAGGGTTTGTTAAAACAGAAAAGGTGGAGATAGCTGCTGTAGAGCCAGTCTTTATTCTACCTGCTAAGAAAGAGGAATAATATGGCAAAGGGTATCCCACATTACTTTAGAGACGGTACTGAACACAAAGGTGGTATGCATAAGATGCCTAACGGACAGATGCACTCAGGTAAGACACACGGTAAGACAAGTAAACGTCTTTATCACTTTAAAGACTTAAGTGCAACTGCTAAGAAAAAAGTAATGATAAAGAGGAAGAAATAATGCCAGCAAAGAAAGACCCTAGATTAGCTAGAGCCGGTGTATCAGGCTTTAATAAACCTAAGAGAACACCTAACCATCCAAAGAAGTCACACGTAGTTGTTGCTAAAGTTGGAGACCAGATTAAGACTATACGTTTTGGTGAGCAAGGTGCTAAGACTGCAGGTAAACCAAAAGCAGGTGAGTCAGCAAAGATGAAGAAGAAAAGAGCATCATTTAAAGCTAGACATGCTAAGAATATATCTAAAGGTAAAATGTCAGCAGCTTACTGGGCAGACAAGGCTAAGTGGTAAGATGGCTGTTAAGAAACCTAAGAGTAAAGTTAATGCGTCTGGCAACTATACTAAACCTACAATGCGTAAGAACTTATTCAATAAGATTAAAGCAGGTAGCAAAGGTGGTTCAGCAGGTCAATGGTCTGCACGTAAAGCACAGATGTTAGCTAAACAATACAAAGCTGCAGGTGGAGGATATAAGAAATGAAGGCTCCTCAAAAGTCACTTAAGAAATGGACTAAAGAGAAGTGGGGTACTAAATCAGGTAAGAACTCTACTCAAGGTTCTAAAGCTACTGGTGAGAGATACTTACCTAAAGCAGCTAGAGAAGCTCTAACAGATAAAGAGTATGCAGCAACGTCTGCTGCTAAACGTAAAGGTAAAGCGTCTGGTAAACAGTTCGTTAAACAACCAAAGAAAATAGCTGCAAAGACAGCTAAATACAGGTTCAATAAAGGTGGTTACGTTGCATGTGGTGCATCTAATCCAGGGACTCATAAGAAAACTACTTGACAAACTAATGTGTGTGTGATATAAAGATGGCTAGAAAACAAGCTCCAACATTAACTGCTATTCCTATAGATCAATCATGGAAGATTCCAAAGAGAGGTTTAGACGGAGAATACTACCCGATAGTAAGAGTAGGTAGACATATTCCTTTTGGATATGAGCAAGATGAAGGTGATAAAGACATACTTCAACCAATACCCGAACAACTGGAAATGTTAGAGACTGCTAAGAAGTACTTGAAAGAGTACAGTCTCCGATTAGTAGCTAGATGGCTTACAGAACAATCGGGTAGATATATTTCACATGTAGGATTAAACAAACGTGTCAGCATCGAAGAAAAACGAAGGTATACGGCCTCAGCCCATAGAGACTATGCAAGGCGTTACCAAGAAGCCAGTGAAAAAGCGAGAGTCATCGAAGAAGAAAGACTCGGTGGCAAAGGTACAAGAAAACTCGACAGAGAAGACTGAACCAACTCCTACTTACGCACAACCTAAACCAGAGCCGATAGATGTCAAGAAAGCACAAGACATTATCTTTGCTCCTAATCCTGGACCCCAGGAAGACTTCCTAGCTTCTAGTGAGCAGGAAGTTTTATACGGTGGAGCAGCAGGTGGTGGTAAATCATATGCAATGGTTGCAGACCCTGTACGCTACTTTAATAACCCACAATCAAGAGGATTGCTAGTTAGACGTAGTACAGAAGAATTAAGAGAACTTATCTCAGTATCTAAACAGCTATACCCAAGGGCTATCCCAGGTATTAAGTTTATGGAAAGAGATAAGACTTGGGTAGCTCCTAGTGGTGCTACTCTATGGATGTCATATCTTGATAGAGATGATGATGTTATGAGATATCAGGGACAGGCTTTCAACTGGATAGGACTCGATGAGCTTACACAGTGGCCTTCCCCTTTTGCTTGGAACTACATGAGATCACGTCTTCGTGCTACTAGTGCTTCTAAGTTACCTCTTTATATGAGAGCAACAACAAACCCTGGTGGCCCAGGACATTTCTGGGTTAAGCAAACATTTATTGACCCTGCACCTGCTAATACATCTTTCAACGCTACTGATGAACATGGTGAAGTAATTAAATGGCCTAAGGGACACTCAAGAGAAGGTGAGCCTTTATTTAAGCGTAGGTTTATACCTGCTAACTTGTTTAACAACCCATACCTATCAGACGATGGTATGTATGAAGCTAACCTACTATCAATGCCAGAGCATCAACGTAGACAGTTGTTAGATGGTGATTGGAGTATATCAGAAGGTTCAGCCTTCAGTGAGTTCAGTGTTAAGAAACATGTAGTAGAACCATACGATATACCAGATAGTTGGGCTAAGTTTAGAGCCTGTGACTATGGTTACGGTTCGATGACAGCAGTATTATGGTTTGCTGTAGCTCCTAGTGAACAGATAGTTATCTATAGAGAACTATACGTTAATAAAACTACTGCTTCTGATCTTGCAGATATGATTATAGAGATAGAGCAAGGTGAACGTATAAGGTATGGAGTACTCGATAGTTCTTTGTGGCACAATCGAGGAGACACAGGACCTAGTTTAGCAGAGCAAATGATTCAGAAAGGTTGTCGTTGGAGACCATCAGATAGATCAAAAGGCTCACGTATAGCAGGTAAGAACGAAATACACAGAAGATTACAGATAGATGAGTTTACAGAAGAAGCTAGATTAGTATTCTTCAACACCTGTCGCAACATAATATCAGAATTACCCTCTCTTCCTCTTGATAAGAACAATCTAGAAGATGTAGATACAAAGAGTCCCATAGACCACGGTTATGATGCTCTAAGATACGGTCTAATGACTAGACCACGATCATCACTTTGGGATTATGACCCTTCTACACAACGCTCAGGCTTTCAAATGTCTGACCCCACATTTGGCTACTAAGGAATAAAACATGGATGAGTACGAAATGGACGAACAAGTAATGGAAACTATTATGGATGATGCAGAATCTTCCTTTGTAGATGACATAAAAGAAGGTGAAACTACAGATGAGCCAGTTGGCAAGGTAGTTGGTTACGTTACTGAACGTTTTAAGAGAGCTGAAACAGCTAGATACCAAGACGAAGAGCGTTGGGTTAAGTCTTACCGTAACTACAGAGGCATATACGGCCCTGATGTACAGTTTACTAGCACTGAGAAGTCTAGAATCTTCGTTAAAGTGACTAAAACTAAAGTATTAGCTGCATATGGGCAGTTAGTAGAGGTTTTATTTGGTAATAACAAGTTTCCTATCTCTATTGACCCTACAACTTTACCAGAAGGTATAGCAGAAGCTATGCATTTTGAGTCTAATCCAGAGATGCAGAAAGCTAAAGCTGAGAGTGCTCCTGAGATTAGCCCTGAGGACTCCAAATTACGCCCAGGAGAGACCATCCCAGAACTTATGGAACGATTGGGTGGATTAGCTGATACAATGGCTCCAGTGGCCGATATTATGGAAGAGGGAGAAGGTAGAACTGCTACTGAAGTAACCGTACATCCTGCAATGGTAGCTGCTAAGAAGATGGAAAAGAAGATACATGACCAATTAGAAGAGTCAGGTGCATCTAAGAAGCTTAGAACTGCTGCATTTGAATGTGCTTTGTTTGGTACAGGTGTCATGAAAGGCCCTTTTGCTGTAGATAAAGAGTATCCTAACTGGGATGATGAAGGTAACTACAAACCTCGTGTTAAAACAATGCCTCAGTGTGATGCTGTTTCTGTATGGAACTTCTACCCTGACCCTGACGCTAACTCAATGGATGAAGCAGAGTATGTTGTAGAACGACATAAGATGTCTAAGTCTCAACTACGTGCTTTAAAGAAACGTCCTTTCTTCCGTAAGAATGCTTTAGATATGGCTATGGCTAATGGTGTGTCATACACTAAAGAATGGTGGGAACAAGCTATGGAGGATGACAGTACTGAATCATCTGTAGAGCGTTACGAAGTTCTTGAGTTCTGGGGTTATGTAGATGCAGAAGTACTGGAAGATCATGACGTTGATATTCCATCAGAACTAAAAGATGTAGATCAACTTAACTGCAACATCTGGATTTGTAATGGGCAAGTAATCCGTTTAGTAATGAACCCATTCAGCCCACAGATTATACCTTACTACGCAGTACCATATGAAGTAAACCCTTACTCGTTCTTCGGTGTTGGTTTAGCTGAGAACATGGATGACACACAATCTCTAATGAATGGTTTCATGAGAATGGCAGTAGACAATGCTGCGTTATCAGGTAATTTATTAATTGAAGTAGATGAGAACAACCTAACTCCAGGCCAGAACCTAGATATATACCCTGGAAAGGTGTTCCGTAGAAACGGTGGAGCCCCTGGCCAGGCCATCTTCGGTACTAAGTTCCCTAACGTATCTAACGAGAACATGCAGATGTTTGATAAGGCTCGTCAGTTGTCTGATGAATCAACAGGTCTACCTAGCTTTGCTCACGGTCAGACAGGTGTATCTGGTGTTGGACGTACAGCGTC